ATTTTGAACTGCGTATCGAGGACGATTTCAGAGATATCATCCATGCCGATGTTGACCTTATTCCATGCCCGAATCAGGACGTTGATATTATCCACGAACCTCTTAACAAAAGGCCCGATTACTCCCAACATGACATTAACGGCATCTATCGTTTTGTCCTTGATGGTATCCCAGTTTTTGACCATGACTACTGCTAGCACACCAATAAGAACGATCAATATACCAATAGGCCCAGTACTTGTTATCAAAGCCATAGTAGCCGCTTTGATAGCCATAAGCCCAGTCACAATCTGGGGAACAAACCCAATGAAAAGCAGGATCGGCCCTCCAATCGCAGCAAACGCAGTTGCCAGTACGGCAATTGTTCCAGCCACCTTTAATACGTTGGGGTCAATTTCCTGTAATCGCTTGGCAATCTCCCTCCCTTTCTCGATAAAAATCATCAGGGTGGGAAGCAGGGCTTCTCCAATTGCTTCTTTCAGGTCACCCACATCGTCAGCAAGTTGCTTCATAGGATCGACATTAGCCTCTGCTGATCCCCCTACTTTTCCGAATACTTGGGCTAACCTTTCTCCAAAGTCAGCGTTCTTATCGAATTCCATACCAATCGTGATGGCCGTGTTAACCTGCCCAGACAATGCCCTCGTCAGGGTTCGGGATACCGTCTCCAGACTTTTACCAGATGAAGACGCAGCATCCATAATGGCTGGTAATGCATCCATAGCCATATCAACATCACCAAGGATTGGAACCATATTGGCCAAGGCTCGCATCTGTTCCTCGTCGCCGAAATTGGTCTTATCCTGTAAAGCAGCAGTCGTCGCTAGGATTTTCTCTTTAACAGAATCAAAGGCAACCCCAGTATTCTCAACAGTAGCAGCTAAAACTCCCATCGCTCGTCGCTGCTCTAAGGCGGCATCAGCAAAGCTTTTGATAGCCAAAACCCCAGCAGCACCCATAGCCGAAAGGCCAAGGCCGACCTTGCGAATGTTCTTCCGCAAACTCTCTAAGCCCTTTTCGGCATCTCCTGTCTTAGCACCGACAACAATTTCCAGTCTGTTCGCCATTACACTCTCCGAGACATGTTAGCCAAACTCCGTTCCATGGAATTAACATTAGGAGGCTCTTCCATCGATTTGCCATCTGATTCAGCCATGCCCACCAAGATCAGCGTCTGTAGTGTCAGATCAGCAGGTTCCTTGAGAATCTGCGAGGGGGTGCAACTATACCTCTGTGCTAAATTATCCAGCAATTGCGCCCTTTGAAGTTCCCATGGGGCGGTTATGGCATTACCGCTACTGTCGATGCCCCCTCCGACGTGTTTCCATTTCTCGATGGCCGCCCTAAAGGGGCTGGGGTATTAGCCACAGCCTCCATCCATTGTTCTATAATCAGATTCCCCATCGCCGTTGGTAACGCTCTCATGCCGTCACCATTTGCAGGCAAAGGATTCCCATCATCGTCCAACAGGTTCCAGCTTATCAATGCAGAATCACCAAACGCCCCGAACACCTCCAAGGCCTTGTCTCCAGACACCATTTCTTGAATATCCAGAAACATCCCAATTGATACATCAAGCTGCGCCTCGATCTCAGCCCCTTCATAATCCCCCGTGAACGTCATGCCGACAGTTCTCCTAGGGATCTTAAAACCTTTAACCATTACTCCCCCCTTACGACCATGTAGGCACAGTGGCCGAATTCAGTACCGTTGGTGCGCTCCATGTCAACTCGCCTGACTGCGCTCGTGACAGGGAATAATCGGTAATCAATACTTCATTCGTAAGTGTTTGCCCAGACATTACCAGCGTCTCTGTTCTGGTCACCGACGTACTGCAAACAGTCTTCAGCACATCGTGGCTCACATTACTTCCGTCATTGAAAACTCCATTCAACGTTGATGAAAAGTCTGCCAAAAGCAAAATTCGCTCAGTAGCCGTATTATTCACACCACTGGAGTCCATAACATTTCTAGGATTCGACCAGTCCAGATTGGTTACATCATTCTCAATTTGTCTCAGCGAACCTCCATTGTCATCCAACCCTACCGTCAACACTGGGGCTTCTTTTGCCATTACCGTCCTCCTTTGGCTCTTAGAGCCATATCCTGATTAAATTTCTCCATCCACTCAATAGAATCCACTGCATACCGCTCTAAAGCAAACGGGTTATGCGATGGTGGATTGATCGTTAGCCAAGGGCCACGCTCCAGCTTCCTTCTATGATTGGGAGAATTGTAGCACCGCTGCCCTGATGGAAATATGAAAGCGATATCCCCATCATCGACCCGATACTCCTGATGGTGGCGTGTCTTGTCGTGACGAATGTACGCTGCCTGTGGAGAATCATTTGGAACAACAGTTTTCCATCCTTCTAAATAATGCAGACAATCCACTTCTTTGCAACTCGCAGCCACCCAGTGGGTTTGCAATGGCCACGAGACACTGTACTTAGCCATTAAGACAGATCCTCATCATCTTGCGCTGTTCCTCGGCTATACATGACAACGAACTTGCAATTGCTAAACGTCCCTGTGGAAACCACCCTGACGTAACGGTTCACAGTACCATTAGCAGTCTTGCGTTCTACGGATGGCTCTGCGCCATTAGATACCGCAGCAAAGCTAACCAGATCACTCCACGAACTATCATTCGCTGAATGTTGAATTTTGATCGTAGGGGCTCCCGAATTTATGTCAATGATTTGTAAATACCCCCTGATGCCGGCACTCGTGCTAGCGGAATCATCAATGCTAGCTGAGTTTGCAGCACTGGAGTCTGTCTGGACTCCAGCCGTTAATTGCGTCCCCCATTCCAGCCTGAACCCTTGCCCCAAACATTGAACAGTCCCAGCTAGTGACATATCCTGTCCTCTAGACCAGTCATAATTCACCTGCTTGCAAACCAGCCCTGCCGCTGCATTTCCTTTAGCTGTTCCTCTGAAATACAGAGCTTGCGTGTCTGCCGTTGGCAGCCCTTTTAGGGCCACATGGGCAAGCAAGGCAGCATCATCAAACCAAGTGTTGAATTCAATCAACCCATCTCCAAGGCTGTACAGCCTCTGTGCGGCCAATGAACCAATCGACTGGACATCTAGTACTCCTCTGGGGGAACCAATCGTTGTCAGGGCAGAAACGTCAGTGCTTAGGTCATACCCTGCAATATAGAAATTATCTCCAAGTCCTGAACTTTTAGCCATCGTTACACTCCTGTTCCAGCAACTGTCGCACTACCGTTAACGATAAGAGGGATGAGGATATCAGCGGTGCGATAAATCACGCCACCGACTTCAATGTACCCGAAGTCAACTCTCAGCCCCTGCCCGTCCATTCCTGCAACATCTATTGCCATTACTGTTGATTCTAAATCTGAATCTCCCACAAGATCAGCCATAACCTTGGAAGTAATTGCTGCCATCGAGCCTTCAAGATTGCGTTGAGGGTCTAGCTCTTCAGCCAGCATGTCTCGATAGACTCTTAGGGTTACGCTGTGACTTTCCCTCGTCTCCCCTCCTGCATAAACAGCACCGACCCCCACGGAATTCATAAAGATGGCTGCATGATATCCTTGCCCGAGCGGCTGCTTAGGCTCTCCAATCTGGACATACTGAAACAACCCTAGCTTCTGGATATACGTCTCTACAGCATGCAGCGTGTTCCCGATATCAAATGCCATTACTTGCCACCGAGCTTCCTATGCATGAGATGTAAGAACTTCTTTCCTTCCTTCTTCGCTTCTTTCTCAAGCCACTGTTCTGCCTTCTGAAATGCATGATAGCCGGGAAAACGAGTCGGCCTTCGACTCTTACCAGACTCCAGCCACGGGCCGTACTTTACCCCACTGTCATGGATTACCGCAGTCAACCCTTTTTTCACTCCCTCAATATTGCGTCTGTAATTACCTGTGCTTCTCTGGCTTGGGGGCAAGCTACCTTGATTTCCTTTATAAACACCAATGCCAGAGCCTCGTGGGCGCAACGTCTGATCTAAGCGTTGCTCACCCAGTTGCATTACCCGTTCAACATACTGTTCAGCCACTCGTCGGACGATAGGGTTGGGGTTTGTAAAAAGAGGCCCCGTCATTTCTGTTCTAACAGTAACTGCCATTAGACAACCGCCTCTCTTGCCTTTCGATAATATGACACCATCGACTGTCGCAATTGCGTTAGCTCCCTGCCACTAAGTTCTGTTGCTGCTTCTCCTGTACCAACAGAACGACCCCAAGCCGCATGTTCCTGATGATACGTGGCAATTGCTTCAGCAAAACACCAGCGGCTTATATCAGTCTCAGGAACGTATTTAGTAATTGCGGCACTGTCAGAATGAGAGGCTGCCGTTGTGCCGTTAATTCCTCGTTCAATCGTTAGAGTTCGATTAACATGAGTAGCCACATCGTTGTTATGGCTGGCCAGAACTGATCCATCCCATGCCCTGATGACTGTCAGGTCATTCGTAGAAACCGACACCACGTACATTTGCTCTGAATCAAGTCGGATTGTTTCGCCAGCTACGATACCGTGACTCCCGTCAAGAGTGACCGTAACCGTGGCGTTCGTAGCTGCAAGGTTGCCACCCATGTTTAACAGAACACTGCCTTTGGCAGCGAAAGTCCGATCTGACACAAAGATTTGTTCACTATCGATTAAAAGGGTATCCCCCACATTAATCTTGGAAGCATCGGAAACAATAAGGGTCGTATCGCTGGAGCTAATCCCACCAGAATCGTCCACTGTGCCTGCGCCCTTGGTAGTGTTGCCCCATCCCCACGATCCAGCTACGCTGATTGATCGTTGGGG